AGAACGTCTGCGTGAAATGCAATTAGATGAGATCGCGAAGAATTTGATCTTTGCAAAAACTTACGACGTTACCCCCGATCAAGTTGTTTCTAAAATTAAAACAGAGAAGCGTAAAAATAAAGATCTTGGGCTTGTCGTAATAGACTATCTTACTTTGCTTGATCTCGACTCAGAAAAAGTTTCAAGCGAAAACAGAGCGCTTGCTGTCGGCAAGGCAACGCGACGCCTGAAGACAGTTGCCCTTCAGACAGGTGTTGACATCCTCGCCGTCTGTCAGCTCAACAGGGGTGTTGAAATGCGTGACAACAAACGCCCAATGCTTTCTGATCTACGCGAATCAGGGCGCATTGAAGAAGATGCTGACGTTGTGATTATGAACTTCTGGCCCTACTACTACGACAAAGAAGCGGACCCACTTCTTTATGAGTACGCCGTTGTGAAAAATAGACAAGGTGCGACGGGGACATGCAATGCAACATTTGCTGCACAGTTTTATGCAATGCTTGATTCGATGAGCCAACTATGAAGCATTCCTCTCGCCGTGAATCTTGCCCAATCTGCGGGCGCAATACAGATGACAAGTGCAGGTGGAACGAAGAAATGATATTCTGCTACGATGGAACATCTTTCGCCCCGCCTCAGCACTTTAAGCTGGGCGATAAAGTAAAAGTTGGCCTGGACAGTTATGCGCTGTTTTCACAGGCGTGTGGGTTTGCGGGTAACTCTTACGGGTTCGCCTTAGTCGATGACTTCGATTACAGGTTTCTTCGCTACGAGGACAAAAGAGCTTTTAGGAAAAAATGCGTTGACATTACACGCACTTTTATCAAAAAACGTGATGCGCTGAATGCGCTCTTGCAGGCACTACGCGATGAATGCGTTTTTCATGAAATGCGCGTTGACGAATTTTACGCAAACAAGCGATGCACAAAGAAGGCAATTTCTCTTCTCGCATCTCTTTCTGAATTTACGACTGCGAACAAAAGATATGTGATTGACTATCTTGCGCAAGTGAAAGATGTAACAGAGCGAACAGAAAAACTGCAGGCAACGCTCAAGTTGATCTATGATTTTGAGCGGCTGCACTTCGATCAGGTATATGACGATGGGCAAGAAAATATCTCCAGCGCCAAACTGGACTCAGATCTTCACACTGCGCCCTGATTTAGACCCTCCAGGATTTGCAGAAGTGTTTATTGACATCCACGAGAATCCCTACATCAAACCCAAGGAGGCTGACAAAGAAAAAGCCGCTGAGAAAAAGAAAAAGAAAAAGCTGGGGCGCAACGAGAAAGCTTAAAAATCATCCCAACTAGACTCTTTGAGTTTCTCAAGCTCATCGAGCGTCACTTTTTCAAAATCAATTGGAGCAACTGGAATCTTTCTTGTTAAATGCTTGTTGTCAGAGTTTTCCCCAGTTGCAATCCCGTTAATCTCGCAGTATTTTTCATACCACTCCTGAATCATTCTTCTATCAACAAAACCTTGCATCAAATTTGAAATAGCTTGAACGCTCTCGCCTTTTTCAAAAAGGAGGTTGACACAAACGCGCAAGATGCGATTGAGAGACGTTGAGGCTCGTGTTGGCATTTTGCAACTAAGGGGCTTGACGGGTCGTGCTACGTGATGCTACCTTACACAAGTCACTCGACCACCTCAGTCAGAAAACATGTCAGTTCATCAAAAGCTCATGCAGGCACGCATCGCACTGCAGGGCAAAAAGCTGTCGAAAAGCGGCAAAAATAAATTTGCAGGATACAATTACTTTGAACTTGGTGACTTCCTGCCAACTGTTCAAGAAATCTTTTTGAAGCTTGGCATCTGCGGTGTCGTCAGCTACGGCACCGAGCAAGCAGTTCTGACGATCTGCGACTGCGAAAAACCCGACGACAAGATCCTGATCTCTTCGCCGATGTCTTCTGCTGCACTCAAGGGCGCACACGAGATTCAGAACCTTGGCGCAGTGCAGACCTACCTGCGTCGTTACCTGTGGGTGACGGCGATGGAGATCGTCGAACATGACGCCCTGGATGCTGTTCTAGGCAGCGATGGAGCCCGTAGCGCCGCATCCCCGGCCAAGCGCTCTACACCCGCTCCTGCTGCAGCTCCCGAGCCTGCTGAAGCGCCCCCTGAAGCCTCTCTGCAGCGCAAGCTTGAAGACAAACTGAGCGAGCTGGGCATCACCCCTTACGGCATTAAAACCGTGCTGGCGCTGACGGAATCCGAAAGCATTGATGCGATGGCGGAAAACAAGGCAACTGCACTCTTGAAGGCAGTCGGCGTTGATCACGTCAAAATGTTCAATCAGGGCAAGAACAGCAAAGGCGCGCAAATTATTCCTGCGCCCGTGAAGGATCAAGTGAGCGCTGCGAATTCGATTGACGAGCTTGCTAAGGCCGCCGAAGAGGCATTTGGTGATGACTGATATTTTCATTACCCCTCCACTAAGGCCTCTATGTCATGAGGCTTTTTAGGCGAAAAGAATGGAGCTTGATCGCTAAGGCGCTAGGCGAAAAAGCAAGCTCCTGTGATCGTGAGTCAGATCGCGTCGCCTTCATAAGGCTACTGATTTTGCTCAGCTATTTAACGACGAACTGCTTTATCATCGCTGGCGTAATCCGTCACTGGAATGGCTAAACACTGCACGCACACCTTCAGAAAAATAATCTCAACACACAACTGGAAAAATCAACCAAACACAAGAACATATTTTCTGTGCTGCAAATGCTGTGGGCATAGATGGAAAGTCTATTATGACACAAAGAAGAACAAAGAAGTCCCACTCCCGCCAAGATATAAATGGCTATCGACCGATGACGTTCATTTCATCCTCACTGATCCTCGCCCTGGAACCGAAATTGCCAAAATCCTCAAAGTGACACATCAAACCATTAGCCAAGTCAGAACAGGTCAATCGCACAAGCACCTCTTCCCTGAGCTTCCGCGAAGCAACTCAAGCGGGAGATCAAAGCTCGTGGGTAAAGATGGAAAGTCCTGTCGCAACTGCGAGCACTGGTGGAAAGGAAGCTGCGGCCTCGACATCCCAGAAGCAGGGGGAGCATTTGCTTCAGAGTGCCCATACTTTGAAGAATGAGCGCAGCTTGCTTGCAAATTCAAGGCAACTGCGCGATAATTGACACGCATCTCACTCTCAGAAAATGGTACACCCACGCTCAGGTTTCTACATAAAAGACGACCGCGAGTACGTCTCTGTCAGCACGGTGCTGGGGCGCACATCTGAACTCTTCAATCCAAACAAGATGAAGGGCCTGGAGATCTGGCGACAGATGGAGCCGAATTGGCAGGAAATCATGCAACGGGCGCAACGAAGAGGAACAATCATTCACTCAGAAGTTGAACTTTCATTCATGGGCGATGTAGATAAGCACAAAATGGATAACCCGACAATGGATGAAATTATGGAATACAACATTCATGAGTACATCACTCATCTCTCGCCTGTTCTTGACTTAATCAAAAACGAAAACTTCAAAAACGGTACAAGTAAGCCGTCATTCTTAATGGAAGAAGAGTTGTTCTGCGATCTTGGTTACGCAGGCACGGCTGACCTTCGCCTTACCTGGGAGGGTCAATACACAATCTGGGACTGGAAAACAGTGCGCTCATACAAAGAGGAGGGTGTCAAGAAAAAACCAAAATCAATGTCGCACTACAAAGAAGCTGAGGTTCAGATTGCTTCATACGCGCTTGCTCACAATCTCGCAGTAAAGAAGGGAGAGCTTGACAATCAGATAACTCAGGGTGTAATCTGTGTTTGCTATGACTGGCGTGAACCACACATTCACGTTCTAGACAAGCAAGAGTTGAAAGCAAAAGCGCAAGAGTTCATCGAGCGCCTAAACGCTTACACCTCTCTCGAAAACGTCTCACTTCCTCGGGCGATTAACGTCGCCATCTAAACATGCTCACGATTACTGCCAGCGGTTTCATCACAGGTGAACCCAAGGTGGAAGACACTGAATACGGCAAACGCGCCACTGTCACCATTCGCTCTAAAACCACCAACGGCAAGCAAACTCATTACATCAACGCAGTCTTCTATGGCAAGAAGATTGATGTCGCTTCTAAGTACATGGTAGATGGTCGTCAAGTGACGATTATCGGTGGTGTGCGAAATATCAACGGCAAAAAAAAGCAGGATGGCAGTGAATACGCATCTATTTATATGGATGCCATGGACTTCACACTTCCTGAAAAGATGAACGGAGGATCCGAACGTAAGGCAATCGACCCAGAAGTTGCGTTCTGATTTCTTGGCGGAGTAGAGCTAAGTTTTGCAAGCTCGTACATCTACCTCCCCGATGCCGATACGACACTGCTCGGACCATGCGGTGTATATCGAACGTAAAGGCATCAGAAGCCAAGGGGTCTTGTCTAAGAACGAGGTGGATCCGGCCAGTCATGGCACCTGGGCCTCGTCAAGGTAGGCCACTCGTAAGACCAAGACTTGAAAGCCTCCGAAAGGGGGCTTTCTTGTAGAATCTTCTCAATTCTCAATTGCTATGACTCAGCTCATCGGACTTTACAGCCCCGCCCCTCAATCGGGAAAAACATTCACGGCGAGCGTCTTGGAGCAAAGCGGATACAAGACAATGAGCTACGCTGAGCCAATCAAGAAAATGGCGACAGAGTTTATCATGTCATTTGGCTACTCCAAGGAACAGGCAGTCAGATTCGTATGGGCAAGCAAGGAAGAAGCAATTCCTGCAATCAAAGCAACTGCTAGGCATATTTTGCAAACTTTAGGCACTGAGTGGGGGCGCAACTGTATTAGTAGCGAGATTTGGTTAGATTGCATGATGTCTCGTGTTACTTCTCATCTAAAAGACGGTGACTGTAAAATTGTTATCGACGACGTTCGCTTTCAGAACGAGGCAGAGTTAATCAAGAAAATGGGCGGCGAAGTGTGGATGATTGTTCGCCCATCAGCGCAGAGAAACACAACACACGAATCAGAGGGCGCACTTGACAAATGGGAGTCATTCGATCAAGTGATCATCAATGACGGTACAATTGCTGACTTCAGGGCGAAGATTGACAAAGCTGCAGGATGCTAAAAGACAGAAGTGATGAGTTTTATGGGGCGCGGCTTATAGCAGACGCACGCCTACACCTCGGAGCAATCGTGAACAACGAAAGCTCTGAGGCTTTTTTTGTGACAATGTGCAAGATAATCAAAAACGAGTTTTACCTGGGGTACAAAACATTCACGGGCAAAGAAGTAAAACTTGCCGGCATGAAAGACTTTATCTTTAACTCGCATTATGGATTAGGCGTAAAAAGAGAGACAATGCCAACTTTTTTGGCGAATTGTGCAAGAGCTGCGACGAGAGATAAGACACAGGCTCAGTGCGCCGCAAGATTTGTTAAATGGCTTGGTGAACAGCATGACAAGTATGATTTACCGCATGAATACCTTGAATTTAGAAGAATTGATGCTTACATAAATGGTAAATACAAGAGAGATAAGCGAGAAAAGTGGAGGCGAATAAACATTCTTCGCAGATTGTATCATCAGTATCCCGAGCTTTTGCAAGAGATTGGCGCAGAAAGAAAATACAAAGATGTAACAGACTGCGCACAAGATCTTGGTTTTTGGGAAAAGAAAGAACGACTCAAGCCTCTTGCTCTATACAAACACCCAACAATCTTGCAAGTAGAGGATTTAGCAAAAGCACTCAGCAAGCGGCTTGACAGAAAAAAGCGTCGCGTTTTAATCGCTAAGCTAATTGAAATCTACAAAGAAGAGCCCCCTGCGAATGACAGCGAATTTGATCACGACGCTTGAGCAGTGCTCTGTTCAGTCCTATTCCTTCTTTGTCGCCGGTAAGCCTGAAACACAGGGCTCGAAGAGCGCCTTTGGCCGCGCTTACACCGACAAGCAGGGCCATCAGAGGGTCGCTGTAGCAATGGTGGAGCAGTCCAAAGGTCTCTACGCCTGGAGGGCTTCTATCGGGCGTGTAGCGACGCTCATGCGCCCTCGCGACTGGGAGATAAATGGCATTTATATGCTTAACGCACTATTTTATATGCCACGTCCAAAAATTCATTTTAACAGTAGGGGTGAATTGAAGCAGGGCGCTCCAGTGTTTCATTCGGTCAAGGGCGATGCAGACAAACTCCTAAGAGCCTGCGGTGACGCATTGACAAAAATATGTTACAGTGACGACGCTTTGATTGTCGCCGCCACATCCATGAAGGTTTTTTGTGACCCGAAGGACGGACCCGGCGCACACATCAAGATCTCTCGTCTGGATGCAACGGCTGCATCAGCAATGATGCTTGCTCTAAAGCCCTGACGACGACTTCTTGCAAGAATGCGCTCAATGCGCTATCTTGCACGAGTCAACCACCTCGCCTTCATGGCACGCAAAAAACAGGACGCAGAAAACGTCCTTGACCCCATCGAACTAGACGACACTCAAATGCCTACCGAAGCTGCTGTCCTGGAAACTGAAACCAGCGAAGCCACCAAGTCCACCAAAGTAAAAGTAAGCGGCGAGCGCAAGGCTGGCCAGGAGCTGCTCGATTACGTGCAGGCAAATCAAAGCCTGCCCCCCGAAGATCTTGCTTTCGGCGCCGGCTACTACACCAAGGAGACCGACTCCGAGACCGGCGAAACCAGCACTCGTCTGCATAAGAACGAGTTCTTCAAGGCCGTCACTGAAGCCAGCACTGGGATCGCCTTTGTTCCCGCTAAGCGTGCCTACACCGCTCGTCGTGGCCGCGCCCCGATCATCACCGTGGGCAAGACCGGCAACTGCGTCGTCGGCTCTCGTCATGCCACCATCGCTGGCTTCGAGCCTGGCAG